CGTGACCGCCGTGGCCAAGGTATTGTCTACCGCGCCAATGGCTACACCGGCGTGCGCATCTCAACCCATGCGGTTGAGTGGCAGATTCAACAATACAGCGATCTGACCGACGCCATCGGCTACACATACCAACAGGACGGCCACAGTTTCTATGTTTTAATTTTCCCCGCCGCCAATACAACTTGGGTCTATGACGCGGCAACGCAGGCGTGGCATGAGCGTGCGGGCTTTAACAATGGCTTGTTTACCCGTCACCGTGGCAACTGCCAGATGGCGTTTAACAACCAGATTGTCATTGGCGACTACCAGAACGGCAACATCTATGCGTTTGACCTAGATGACTTTAGCGACAACGGCAGCATCCAAAAGTGGCTACGCTCATGGCGCGCGTTGCCTACTGGCACAAACACTCTCAAACGAACAACCCAACATACCTTGCAACTTGATTGCGAATCTGGCGTGGGCTTAAATGGTTACGGTGTTGCTGAAGCAATTTATCTTATAACTGAATCTAACAATTATTTAATTACAGAAAACAATAATTATTTAATTGATGAGCAAACGACAGTTGTTACACAAGGCGCTGACCCTCAAGTCATGCTCCGCTTCTCCGATGATGGTGGCCACACCTGGTCAAACGAGCATTGGAAATCCATGGGAAAAATTGGCGAATATTACAAGCGTGTAATCTGGCGTCGTTTGGGCATGACTGTTAAATTGCGTGACCGTGTGTATGAGTTGTCAGGCACTGACCCTGTGAAAATTACGATCATGGGCGCTGAACTCATTTTGAGTCCAACGAATGCCTAGCCCTAACGCTACACCAACGCCAATCACGCCCCCGCGAGTGCCGTTGATTGACCCTCGCACGGGTTTAATTGACCGCGCTTGGTATTTGTTTTTCTTGTCGCTGTTTAATGCGGCAAGCAACAGCGGCAATGACGTTAACCCAAATGTCGTGTCTTTGGTTGCGTCGTATGACGAGGCGCTGCGCGCTGTCAATCAGGAATTACAGACCTTACCGCCGGTTGTAAACCTGCCAGCGCCTGACGTATTGACTGACTGCTGTTCTGCCTTAGAAGCTGAAATAGCTGAAATGCAAAAGCAGATTGAGGCTTTGGAGTTACAGCCTGTTGTGAGCGCTAGTGTAGCCACTTCAGGCGGCGCTGCTTTGTCGTCAACTGCGCCGGTAACTGTAGCGGCCAACTATACGATTGCCGACACAGACGCGTGGATCATTAACAACAAGACCGGTTCGGCCTTGACGTTGACGTTTCCCGCCGCCTCGGCATGGTCTGGCCGTGTCATTACGGTTAAGAACATGCAAACTCAGTTGGTTAACTCAGCATCGAGCAACATTGTGCCGCTAGATAGTACATCAGCGGGCACTGCAATCCTCTTGGCAGTTGTAGGAAATTGGGCGACAATGGTGTCTGACGGCACTAATTGGGTCATTATGCAAGCTGCCTCTAACAACAATCTGCTCTTGGAGTAAACCATGACTGTCACAGTAAAAGTTCTTGTACCGGCGAAATTTGCCGAGGCATCGCAAACAACGCAATACACCTCAACAGGTGTCACAACCATTATCGACAAATTTACGGCCACCAACATTACCGCGTCGGCTGCAACAATCTCTGTCAACTTGGTCACGGTTGCTGACACTGCCGGCAACACCAACTTGATTACCAAGACCAAATCGCTTCAGGCGGCTGAAGTCTATACGTTCCCTGAATTGGTTGGCCAAGTCCTTGGCGCTGGTGACTTTATCAGTACAATTGCAGGTACGGGCAGCGCGGTCAATATTCGTGTTTCTGGACGTCAGGTGACTTAATGATCAACCACCACTTTAGTGCAGGGGTTTACGCAAAAGAAACGCTGATACCAGCGGGCCATGTGCTTGTGCAGCATAAGCACAAGTTCAGCCATTTGTCGATCCTTGCCAGTGGTTCTATTGAGTTAATGGTGGACGATGAGCGCAAAATTATTCATGCGCCAGCTTGTTTGACTATTGAAGCAAATAAACATCATGGCGTAAAATCGCTCACAGATGTTGTGTGGTATTGCATTCATGCAACCGAATGCACTGATTTGGACGAAGTTGACGAAGTTTTAATTGTGCCAAGCGATCAAGCCCAAGCGCAAGAACTGGCCAAGTGCCTACAGGAGAACTAATATGCCATGGATGGCCCTAGCAATTGGTGGAAGCGCCTTACTTGGCGCAAGCGCAGCTAAAAGCGCAGCGTCTACGCAAGCCGCCGCCGCAGACCGCGCTGCTGAACTTCAAAACCAACAGTTTCAGCAAACCCGTGAAGACCTAGCACCCTATCGTGCGGCGGGGCAAACTGCACTTAACGCGCTAACGCCTTTGGCAACAAATTATCAAAAGTTTGGCATGGGTCAGTTTCAGCAAGACCCAGGCTACGGTTTCCGTTTGTCTGAAGGTCAGAAAGCGCTGGATCGGCAAGCCGCTGCCCGTGGTGGTTTGATTAGCGGAAGCGCATTAAAAGCCGCACAGCGTTATGGTCAAGACATGGGTTCACAAGAATACATGAATGCGTTCAATCGTTACCAAATTGAACGTAATGCTCAATTAAACCCATTGCAATCTTTGGCCGGTGTTGGTCAAACTACAGCCAATCAATTAGGTCAATATGGCGCGGCTAATGCGGCTAACATAGGCAATCTAATGACTGGCGGTGCAGCCGCAAGAGGCGCTGGACAAGTGGGTGCGGCCAACGCAGTTACTGGTGGATTAGGCACATATCTAAATTACACAAGCAGTAACAATTTGCTTAACGCTTTGCAAAATCGCGGTGGCGGTTTTCCTAGTGGTACAGGAATGACAAACAGTCCATATGATTTTTCTGGTATTTCAGAATATAGTTAAGGAATAATCATGGCACTTGATCCAAATATTTCTCTTGGCGTTAGGCAAATGGAGTTGGCCAATCCTTTGGCTCAATATGGCCAGATTGCGCAGATTCAAAACGCGCAAAATCAAAATCAGTTAGCGCAGTTTCAGCTTGGCGCTGCTCGTCGCCAAGAAGAAACTCAAAATGCTTTGTCTGAAGCCTACCAAAAATCATTTAACCCTGAAACTGGTCAGTTTGATCCAAAGTTATTGATTGGCAATGTTGCGAGGTCTAAAGCTGCAAGTATGTTGCCAGAGATTCAAAGCAAATTGCTTGAGTCTGAAACTAAGCAAGCTACTTTGTTGAAAACAAAACAAGAAACATCTGCTAGTGAATTTAAGTTAGCCCAAGATAAACTTAATTATGGATTGAAGTCTTTAGGTGACTCGCCAACACCGCAAGATGCTATTAAAAAACTTAACGATGGTGTTACAAAAGGTTACTTTGATTTTTCTACTGCAAACGCAGAAGCACAGAAACTTCAAAGCATGACTCCAGAACAATATAGAGAATACCGAATTGAAAAAGTTTTGGGTCTTGTTGACGCTAAAGACAAACTTGGTTTTATGTTGCCAAAAACTGCTCGTCAAGACATTGGTGGACAAATTGTCAGCATTCAAGACAATCCAAGACTACCAGGCTACGGTATGCCAATTGCTGGCGGCGTTATACCCAAAACTCAAACCTTTGCTGACCTTACTTCGGCAAGACAAGCAACAACTTCTGCTGGCCAACTTAATTTGGCAAGAGAAAAATTTGCGTTTGAGCAAGCTAACCCTGGCTTTGAACTTAAAGAAGCTGAAGACGGCTCAATTGTGGGTGTCAACAAACGCACCTTGCAAGCCTTTCCTGTTTCAATTGGCGGCGCTGCGCCAACCGCTGCGCCAGCTGCGGGCGCCGGTATGCCAGGCGCTCGATTGCCTGCGCCTGCTAGCCAAGCTATCCCTGGCATGACAAGCGTGCTAGATCAACAAGCGCCAGTAGCAGCCCCTGCGGCTGGTACGCCATTGCGTGGCAAAGGCACGGCATTGACCGAAACTCAAAGCAATGCAACAGCGTTTGGTATGCGAATGAAAGAAGCCAATTCAATTTTGACTACTTTAGAACAAGCTGGAGTTAAAAATACTGGATTGATTAGTGGTGTCACTGGTAGTATTGTGGGAGTAGTTCCATTGATTGGCGACAAGCTAACAGGCATGACTGAATCTGTATTTAATGTTTTGCCTAGAATTATGGGCGGTTTAAGCCCAGAGCAACAACAAGTTGCACAAGCTAGACTTAACTTTATTACCGCTAATTTGCGTAAAGAATCTGGCGCAACTCTTTTGCCCTCTGAATTTATTACAGAAGAAAAGAAATATTTTCCCAAGCCTGGTGATGATGCAACTGTTATTGCACAAAAACAAAAAGCTAGAAATCTTGCACTTAAAGCAATGGAAATCCAAGCTGGCCCTGGTGCTAAAAACATTCAGCAATATCAAACTGGCGCCGACGTCGGTGGTGCTAGTGGCGCTATACCCAACGCAACGCCAACTAATCCATTGGGGCTGACAATACCTGGAGTCAGATAATGGCCACACTTGCAGAGGTCCGCGCACAGTACCCACAATATGATGCCGTGCCAGACCTTACTCTGGCCGACTCATTGCATGAAAAATTTTATGCAAAGATGCCTAAAATGGACTTTTATAAGACCATTGGGCTAAGTGCGGCTACTGCAATACCAGGCGCCGAGAATGTTGTAACTGGTGTTAAACCACCAGCAGTGTCTATGCGTGACCGCATTATGGGCGTGATTGAAACGCCTTTGGCGTTTGGCGCTACCTTGGCCGGCGGTGCAATTGCACCTATTGTTGGTATTGCTGGCACTTTGGCTAGTGGTAAATATGGCACGCAAGAAGGCATTCGCGCAGGCGAAGAGGCTATGAAGGCAGTGCAGTACCAACCACGCACACAAACGGCTAGAGAGGCTTTGGGCGCTGTGGGTGAGTTTTTGCAACCCATTACAGGCGCTTTACCACCAACACTTGGCGCAGCTGGTGCAACCCTCAATGCCTTGGCTCCTGCGGTTGCAACACAAGCTAATGTGCTTGCCCGTCCTATTGCAAGACAAGTAGCAGTACCAGTTCAAAATGCTTTGGCTAATGTAATGACACGCGAACAACAGCCTGCCATGGTGGGCATGGGCGCTGCCACCACTGATGAAGCCTTAAGGCGCCAAGAGCGCTTAAGCCGCCTTAACATCCCTGCAACAGCTGGTGAGCGCACCAAGAACTTGGCACAACAACAGTTTGAGGCAGAAGTTGGGCGCGGTGTAGTGACTGGCATTTCTGAAGAAGCCAAAACAAAATTGGCTGAACAAATGTCTGGTTTTAAAGCAAACCAACAAAAAGCCATTGTGCAAAACTTTGAGCGCATGACTAACGAAGTAAACGCCGAAGTGGCTGATCCAACGCAAATGCGTGCTGTTGGCAAGATTGTTGACAAAGTGCTTAATGATGAGTACACCAAAAAGTATGACGCATATAAATCACTGTATGCGCAAGCAGACAACGCAGGCGAAACTTTGCAACAAGTGCCCTATAAAAATTTGCTTGACTTTATTGAAACCAAAACGCCAACACAACGAAAAACATTAGACCCAATTTTGGATTCTGTGGCTGAGTCATTGAGAATGAATGACCCACAAGGTATTGGCACAATTTCTGTGCGTGCGCTTGAAGATATTTACCAACAGATTGGCACGGTCAAAGATTCGGCAAACGCCAAGCCAATGAAAAATATCATTACCCAAATGGGTGAGGGTGCTGGCGGTGAGTTGTATCAAAAAGCAAGGGCAGCTAGAGCGCAGTTAGCTAAAGAGTTTGAAGATGTTAGACGTGTGGACAAACTGCTTGGCACAAAAGCCGGCTACGCTGACCGACAAGTGGCGCTTGATGATGTGTTTAAATATGTAGTGCTTGACGGTTCATTGGAAGAAATGCGCACAGTTACCAAGTTGCTTAAAAAAGGCGGCAAAGAAGGTGAGCAGGCGTATGCAGAGTTAAAAGGCCAAACCATTCAGCACATGAAAGACATGTTGACTAAAAGCGATCAACCGTCTTTTAGGAACCTTAATACCCTTGTCAATCAACTTGATGCTGAAGACAAACTGGTTTACATGTTTGGCAAAAAAGGCCGCGATGAGATTATGGACTTGCGCGATGCCGTCCAAGACGTGTTGGTCAAACAGCCTGGCGCTGTAAATTACAGCAACACTTCTGGCGCTGTGTTGCGTGGCCTTGAGGCTTTGCAGTCAATAAGGTTTCCAGGCGCCAAACAAGCTGCTGAATTTGCCCGTACCAGCGAAGTGACAGGCAAAGTCAAAGAAGCGCTTAAACAACCAAACCAGTTGGCTCCAAAACAAACCAACCAAAACGCTTTGACAAATAAGCCAGTCAAGATTGATTTAACAGGCATGGCCAAATAATGGACTCCCAAGTTCTTTTTAACATTGCGGTGAGTTTGGCGGGGTTCTTAGGCGGATGGGTGCTGAACAACATCTATCGATCTATTGAGCGCCTAGACACCGACGTGCGGGCCATGCCACTTAACTACGTCACC